GCATGTTGTAGCGCACCCGATATTCGGGGTTGAGGTTGAAGTCGTAGTCATCCCGCACAAACTCTGGCGCTGAAATGGCAACAGTGATGACTGTCGGCCAGTGATCAAGTGCTACTGGCTCGTAGTTCAAATACAGAAGTGGATCGGGAAGTGAATCTTCGTCAAGATTTAAATGATTTCGATATTGGAGTAGGCGCGTCGGAAGGTCCGCTGCCAAATACTCAGTCACAAAGTTTTTTGCTGCTGCTGCGCCCTGCATCATGAGAACAAGTCTCCTCTTAAGCCAACAATGTGCTTAGCAGCCCTTTCCCCGACAGACTTGGCGAAGCCGACTGGAGTAAAAACGACTTTGCGTGCTGGCATTCTTGTGGTGCCGTACTGGTGGAACTTGGCATATTCAACCTTAGTTCCAAAGTAGGCGTGAGTCTTATGGATCTCGTTTGGTGCCCCATTAAGACTCGTGAGGGACCTGAAAAGTGCTCCGCTTTTTCGCATGATCGGCCACGCATAGTCTCGGGTGCGTGGGTTCCAGCCGCCTGATGGGAGACCATTTTTCGTAAAGTTTTCTGCATTTGCTTTACGAAGTTCCTGCTTTGCCCAACGGAAAACTGAACTGAAATTGTCGGCGCGCTCTTCCATGCGCCGCAAATAGGCGATGGCATCAGCAGCATCAACGTCAATTTCAATCCGCATTAGATACGGATCCTTCTCCAGCGTCGAACAGACTGGAGTTCCTCTTGGGTAAATCCAGTTGTAAGCGGTGCGACGTTTCGTGTCTCAAGGTCCTTGATGCCGACCACGTCGTCGTGCATGTTCTGCATTTCTCGGCTTGCAGCGCGAAGGATTAGGAGACGGAAGACGGGTAGTGCATCGCCGTCAAGGCCCGCCGTGTAGGTGATTGTGACTGAATCGTTTGGACCGACTCGGTACAGGTCAAGACCATAGCGTTGCACAATAAAGTCTGTGTTTTCCGTAATTTGGAAAGAAGGACCGGTTCCTTGCGTGATGTAAACACT